CCAAAACACCAGACATTTTCCATATAGAGTTTGTTCATAAACTCATCCATTGCATCTTTGTCAAAATTACCTTCATCATCTTTAAATACAGATGCCCCTTGCGGCCGCTGCATGATTCTGTAGCCCACTTGTCCTAAGAAATGAGGACGAAGCATATCTACTAGTTCATCACCAGAGCGATATCTTTTACCGTGAACTTTAGGATCAAGGATGTTGACAAGCAATACTCCTTTACTACTTAGGGAGTTAAAACTATTTTGTGCAACAGGTAAATAGAAATCATCTCTCCAAGCTTCATACTCATTGTATTTTGCCCACGACTGTAGTTCTTCTTTTTCACCACCTTCATTGTATCGTTCAGTCGAAAAATATGGGGGGGATGTAAATGCACAATCAACATCCTTGATTCTTTCCCAAGGCAAGTCTTCTGCTCCACAGTTAAAAATTTGAACAGACTTTTTACCTCTTGATTTGTCATAAATCTGGTCATAAAACGCAATCATCTTATGATAACGCTCAAATGTATTTGGGTTAGGGTCGCAACCAATATAATGTGTTGCATTAGAAGCATAGAAACCTGTTAGTCTATCACCCCAACCCATAGAAGTATCCAATACGGTTTTTGCATTAGACATTTCATAAATTGTTTTCGCAACAATAGGTTTGAACTGTGTTGCAATATAAGTTCCTAGACGAAATGCCATTGTATAAGTTTTAGGTGTAAGTTCTTTTGCATCATTAACACCTCTCCAAATAGGGCCGAATGCACCCCAAATATTATCACCATCTTCCCATCGTGTAACTGGTGCTTTGAAACCATACGAACCACAACGCATACGCAAGTCATTCATAAATGAATCTGCACAATAGTTAAATGTGGATGGGCCGTCAATAAAACCTAGTCCATATTCTGCATATGAATATTTGTAGTCATCATATTTCTCAACAACATCTTTTGTTGGAATATAAATGTAATCTGTAAACTTTGCCTTTTCTAATTTACGAAAGTTCTCAATAACCTTTTGTTGATTAAATTGTTTTAGTGGATATGGTGGCTTCTCTCTTGTAATATATTCTGCAAGAGTAGAACGAAATAATTCTTTACCATACTTTTCTGTCGTAGCAATAAACAAAGATTTGTTCATTATAGGCAAACCATTATTGTCTGCACATTCTTTCAACAGTTCATATAGTTCTGGATTTATTTCTGTTTTATTGCTCATGTAAAAAAGTCCTCAAGTGTCATTTGTGTTCCATAAGAACGATCCACTGTCCATCCAATCTGATCAAGAATGAATGTAAGTGGTTCAACAAATGCCTTATCGAACTGTGTATCATAGTCTAAATGTGAATGAATGTCAAGTTCTTTTGGTAATTTTGTCATAAAGGAAATTACATTAGATGACATTCTGTTTGGTGTTCTCATATTCAAAAACTTGATTTTCTCGCCTTCTTGAATAAGTGGATATTTGTTCGTTAGTTTTTTCTGACGAACAAAATGATTATAAAGAATAACACCTTTGATATGCATTGGAGCTCCCTTCTTGAAAATATTAGAACTGTCACTCCACTTATCAATACCGTTCACAGAGCGAGGAAATGCAATCTCCTCTGGTGGTAGTTTCATAAACTCTTCACGAAACTCTTGGATAAAGTTGTTTACATCCTTTTCTGTTCCAGACATAATAATCTTTAGAGCTTCTTTAATCTTTTCACGACAAGGTGCAGGCGTTGATGACTTGACTGCCTCGATACCCATAATCTTCAAAGACGGTTCGTGATAACGAACACCTTCAACATCCCATGCATTGAGAATGTATCGTTTCTTTGCAGTCCAGATTCCTTTATCAGCGATTACCTCACGTTTCATTTGCATCTTCTGATCGAATGCATTTACATACGAAGCAAGAGCTTGATAACTTTTATCAATAAAAGGTTCAATTTTCTCTTGAGCGACTCGATCAAGGAAGTCCACGGCCCTCCCACGATAACTATCTTCCGACTCATCACTTCTCTTTTTAAGCAAACTGTCAACCAATTTGTCAAAAGTAATATATACTGAATCCGTATCACTTGCAATGACATAATCAACTCCTTCAGTTTTAAGTAATTTGTTCATATAGATGTTTAAGGATTTCTCAATCCATCGAATAGATAATTGTCCAGAAGAAGTAATGCCTTCTGCAATCTTCAATTCATAATATCTGAACCATTCGTTACCAATCGCACCATAGGCAGAGTTCAATGAAATCTTACGAGCCATCTGAATGTTGTGAAAACGAGAAACATCTTTTAGATACTTTGGATCTTTGGTATCTTCATACTTCTGTTTTGCATCCAACATCTTTTTCTTGTAGATGGTTCTATCATCATACATCTGTTGCATCATCTCAGGCAAGAAACCTTGTTTCTGTTTTGAGAACATTGCACCGTTTGGTGTAAGTGTAGTATTTTCTGGAAGATTACGAATAGGTTTAGCATTCAACATATAATCAACATCAATACCGTGAAGTTTCTCAGACAACAATGTTTCTGGCGATATGTTGTATTGCATAATCAAGTGTGGATAAAGAGAGTTCAAGTCAAAAGACAGAACCCATTTATGTTGTCCAACTTGTGGTTCTTTTACATACGCACCAGCATACTTCTCATTTTTGCTTTCACTTCTTGTTTTTTGAGGAATGACAATCTTTTTAGAAAGTAAGTGATTGTAGATAAGAACATCCCAATACTTAACAGAAGTAAATGCATCAGTGATATTCACTTTTGCATCATAAGCCATAGTCAAATGCAAGTCGATAAGTTTCATCTTATCGTCTAGTTTATCAACGAGTTCCACATCTTGAATGTTATAGTCTAGGAAAGACTGATAGTCTTTAGTATACCAATCACGAAAAGTCTCATATGGATTTTCGTCTTTTTTCTCGTTAAGTTCTACACGAGCGATATGATCAAGTCGATAAGATTCCTGTCTTACATAAGTGTGTTTACGATATAGTAAAAGATAATCCAAATCCTCAACACCCATGATGTCATAGACTTGTTCTTTTTTACCATATACACCAGTGATAGTTCTTGCATTGACTACCCCCCAAGGCGATAGACGTTTCATTGCGTCTTCACCCATAACAGATTTAATTCTATTACAAAGATAGGGAATATCAAATCTTTCAGTATTCCAACCAGTGATAATATCTGGATGATCACTTTCCCACCACGAAATGAATTGAGCTAGAAGTTCTCGCTCGGTTTGACATTTGATGTATTGCACATCTTCTCTATCGTTGTGATAATCGTGCAATCCCCAAACTTTTATTCGTCCAGTATCATGGTTTTTGATTGTAATGGAGAGCATAGGTTCAATTGCTTGTTCTGCATTAGGGAATCCATTCTCACACTCCACCTCAATATCAATAGTGACAATACGCATCTGCGAACTATCAAACTGAATTTGTTTTGGGTATGTTTCTGCGATATAGGTATAAGGGAATTGTGTCAACCCATAGACAAGCCAGGGTTGGTTGGAGTATTGTTCTACAAACTCTTTTGCTTCTTTGATTGTAAGAAACTTCATTGGACTGACATTATTGCCGTCCAATGTTTTCCATCCAGTGTCCTTCTTTACAGGAACATAGAGTGTGGGTTCGTATTTAACTTTGTAGTTAGAACGAACACCATTCTCTACTGCACGAACAAGTAATTGATTACCCCATTGGGCGATATGTGTGTAAAACTTCATTATGTAAATATACCACCATTAGGGGGGTTTGTCAAGAGAAAAGAGTATACTGAGTTTGTTCTTCGTTTGCGAAATATTTATCCAACATCTCTAGTTGGTCATTATATTTAGCTATTTCCATTAGTTCATGTTCTACGGCATCAATAATATCTGAGTGTTCACCAATTCCAGCTGGGTTGTTCAGATATACAAGAACATTTGCTTTGTGTTTTGCGATGTGTCCTTCTGCGTGTTTTCTTACTGCATCTAGTAGCATGATATTTCCTTTCAATTTAACCGTCATCATCATTTGCTTCTGCCCGTTCAATCCAATCAGATAATACAAATCTTCTGATAGGATTTACAGACACTTTAAACCGTGTCAATAGTTCTCTATTTACCAGAACGGTTGACATGGAATCTTTCGTGGACAATCCAAATGGAACATCCTTATATAACTTGTTATTAAAACGAACATCCAAATGAACTATTGGACGTTCATCAATTTTGCCTACATGGGCTGGGTGAGACATACCTTGAAGTTTAGATTCAAACTTCTTACCATTCTTACCCCAAAAAACTTTCTTACCTTTGACTTCCAGTTCGT